CTACTGCATGTCAATAATAGAGTGCTTTTAATGTTTTGCATTTTGCTTCAGTCGATAATCTTTTATTGCAGCTTTAATCGCATCTTCTGCTAACACTGAACAGTGAATCTTGACAGGCGGCAGTGCAAGATCCCTTGCTATGTCTGCATTTGTGATTTTTTCTGCTTCCCCTACGTGTCTGCCCTTGACCATTGTTGTTATCAAAGATGAAGAAGCAATTGCAGAACCACAATTGTGAGTACCAACTCTTCCTGCGAAGAAAACATTCGCACCCTCTTCTAACCTGATATCATATAATTTCACCAAATCACCATCACGATCTAAGCCTCGAAGCATGCGTTTGTCCGTTACATTCTTCTTTTCAATAACCTTGATGCCATTATGTATAAAAGTCTGGACCCTTTGAACAGATCCTTTAATTTCGTGAATATCTATAAATAATGATTCGAATCCAGCACTATAAAATTGCTTCTTACGATTAAGCATCCACTTCGGATCACTTCGATCCATCATAAACTTTGGCATATTACTATCGTAAACTTCTATAACCTTTCTTTGGCCATTAACTTTAAAGTCTGGATTGATCCCACCCTTTGTTCCCTTTGTTGCACACCAAAATTGCGAATCTCCGACGTATCTTACATCAAGGCTGTTTTGCTCAAATAAGTCTATAAACCTTTTCTCCAAAGAAGTTGGACGAACACTTGATGCCCCTGCCATTCCCTTCTGCCAGTTTTCTATATAGTTCTGATTAGCCCAATTTGCCTTAGCCGATTCAGATGTGCGCTTTGATCTTAATATCGGATCCTTGCAAATAAATCCTTTTTGATGCTGTGGCATTTTAGTTCTATCTATTTTTCCAGACTGATTAGTTTTTGTCATCGTTTTGGAGGCTAACTTTTTCATATAGTCAGTTCTACCTATATTGTTAAGACTTCGCAACTCATTTTCTGTAATCTGAACTAACTCATCGCCAACCATTAGGTCTATAGCCTCTACTGGTTTATCGGAGGCTAACCACCATACGTGGTCATTAGAGCATATGAAGTTAAAACGGCTACTTCCGGCAAACTTAAATCTAATAAGCTCTTTGTAATGCTTCCACTTTACATGAGTTTCTGCAATTTTATTTTCAACAATATTTTTACCATTCCAAGCATAAACAATGTCGCCTACGCTTAAGTCCTTAATTTCCGTATACCCTTTTGGTGTAGCAATTGTTACGTTTCCAGCTAAGCAGCCAAAAGTTTTAAATTTTGCATCTTCAATTATTCCGTCGTCATTAATTTTGAGTTGTAATTTTAAAACATCTCCACAAGCCGGAGCTCCGACTACGGCAGTACCTACCGTAATGTCATTTTTATCCATTGAACCCATATTTTGTGGGTTATCGAAATGTTCTAAAAGCTTTTTTGAGTAATTCATGGTGGACTCCTTTATGATTTTTTAACCGGCATTATCTTTTCTACTTGTTTCTTAACGGGTGAGGATCTTTTTTTTCTTGACTTAATTTCTTTCTTGTCTTCGAAAACGCTGTCTGGATGTATATCCATTGGCAAAACAAAACCAGCTGCCTTTCTATGACCACCGCCACCGAACTTCTTTGAAATCTCGCTTACGTCTATCTTGTCATGGAAAGCTCGCAGAGAACATTTATAATTTCTATCTGCATGATCATAATACCATATCATAGCGAAATCGCAATCTTTTGCTAAGTTGGCTCCGATCTCTGACATCCAATGAGAAGAATTAACCACCATTACATCGAACTCACCAAACGTTCTTTCGCATGCCTTGTCACAAACCTTCTTAACAACCGTCTTCGAATATGCAAGAATATATGATCCGCGCTTGACTGCGTCATCGAAAACAGAATCATCTTCGAATTTTTCGTACTCATCAAATTCCCATGGCACCATATCAAAAGCCGCACTGAACTCTTTTGAATACGGCAACTCCCACTTCCAAAGATCTCTATCTTGAATGTATTGAATAAATTTTGGAGGCTCTTTGCCAGGGTGGAAAAAATCCCATGCTAGCATTGCACCTGACTTAGTCATATCGAAATGAGCATTTGTTATATCATGAAGCTCTACCATGGCCGATTTATGATGATCGATTATCAAAAGACCCTCTGCGTCTTTTATCATTTTCTTAGTAACTGCATTTTTATATGAAAAATCTAATATTACAACTTTTTTCCCTTTTACATCTGGTGGTGTAGTTCCATGGAAACATGCTATATATTCTGCCCTATTACCCAATAACTTCCAAGCGGAATATGCTGCGCCGAATCCATCAGTACAATTTCCGTGATAAAGAACTAAGTCGACTGAAGACGGTTCAATCATTGTTATCTCCTATTGTTTCTTTTTGGGTTCGACCATAATCATCTTCGATCATAATCTTTTCTGAGTTGTTTTGCCGACCAGGCCGTAATTCAACTAAAACAGAATCTTCATATGCCTTAAGCCTATAACGGTTCTCTGCTTGTATATTGATTAAATCTCCTGGCTCTAACTCGAAATAATTACCCTCTTTGGTACTATAATCCCCAAATTCTTTTTCCGACGGTGCATGCACTAATACCTTACCAGATAAACAATACAATGCCTGGTTCACATTAGGATAATATTTTAAGCTTGTTCTTTGATCAGCATTAATCCTAATAATTTTACCTTTCGTGTCAATAAGAGAATCGATCTCGCTTATTGAACCCCAAGGCTTTTCCGTTGTAACACTTTTTGTTTTCCATATAGACAATTTATAACCCCCAATAATCCAATACTTCTTTTATTCCGTCGCTAAACTTAATTTTTGGTTGCCAGCCTAACGATTGCATCCTTTCAGTGCTAGCCAAAGTATGTTTAACATCACCGATACGAGCCTCTGCATACTCTACGTCAGTATAACCCCTGTCGTTAAAGTACTTTAATATATCATTGTTTGATACACTAGATTCAGAACCTATATTAAATATTCTGTTTATAAGATTAATCTCTTTGGAAACTGCTATATTTGCAGAAACAACGTCATATACATGAATCATGTCGCGAGTTTGCTCACCATCGCCGTCTGAACGCATTGCCTTGTTACTCTTTACCTTATGACACCAAGCCGAAACAACTGTAGAATAAGGACTATCTCCGGGCTGAGCTGGGCCATATACGTTAAAATACCTAAGAGCTGCCCAATCTAATCCATAAAGATCTTCGAATAAAGAAAGATATTGCTCTACGCAAAGCTTTGCTAAACCATATGGGTTTTCTGGATTCTTATTATCTGTTTCAGCCGTTGGCAAATTATCAACATTCCCATATACTGCTGCCGTTGAACTAAAAACAAACCTAGTATTTGATTCAGCGCATGCTTTAGCTAAATATAAAGTTTTTGAAAAATTTTCTGATGTAGATTCAATCGGGTTTTCTACCGACCATTGTACTCGAGGCTTAGCTGCAAGATGAAAGACTGTTTTAAATTCACCGCGTTCGATTAGAGAAATGATATTTGTATTTGCAAAATCACTATTAATTATAATTATCTTAGGAGATTTTGGATCTGTATTGTGGTCATAGTACGGCACCATTTGCGACAACACAGATCTAACGCTAGATTCATTCCAATATTTAATTGGCTCAATTACGCTGTTACTTAAATCGTCTACTAGATAGATAATGTTGCTTTCATCTCGAACCAATTCATCGATTAAATGATGACCAATAAACCCTGCGCCGCCTGTAATTAAAATCTTGTTCATTAAACCATCTCCGTAGTTGCAATATCAATATATACATATCTCATTTTAAATCACTCTTTCTTTTATCGTATTAAATAAGTCACTTAATGATCTGCTGATAGGGATATTTTTCATTTCAGTTATACCAACTGACCACCTGCCATCAGGCCTAAGCCCTAATATTTTATCTTTTTTATCAAAAAATTCTTTTATAGCTTTTGTTATTTTCCCTAGCTCGATATCCGATATATCTTTTTTAAATGTCATTGAAAAATCAATATGTCTTGTTGCTTGTACTATATCATGATCTAATGTATTATAAAATATTTCTCGAGATCTAGTTGGCCCAGCGTTAAATAAAATCTTATGCCTAGGCTTTGAATATATTTCCCGGGACCATAAGCTCTCCTTTACGAAAAACTCGATTCTATTATTCTTAATCAATGGAATCCCACTCGACCTTTTATTAATAGACTTAGGAACACACCCAACCGATATATCAAACCAATCGCTTAATGTACCGGCTGACTCGTAATCAACAAAAAATATCGATCCATCTTTATAAAATATCTTGGCTCGACTACTACTTTCGTTAATTATATAACCTTTTTGCTTTTCTCCTTTAACCCATCTGAATATAACTGTTTCAACTGCTGCTTTTTCCCACTTAGCGTTATGCCTAATATGATGTGTTATATTACCGTTTTCAAGCAAATACTCTCTTAAATTTCTCCCGAATGAAACCTTTGACAAAAAAGTGTTTGGAATAATAAATATAATCTGGCTACCTTCAGTCATATGGTGCCTAACGCACTTTTCTATAAAATGCAAATACAAATTAGATGTTATTGGAATTAACGGATTAGAACGCTTTATATTTTCTTTTGTTACAGCGTCTAATAACCTACCATTAACATAAGGAGGATTACCTATAATACAATCATACTTTCTATCGACGCTCAAATCGAAAAAATTACCTATCTCAAACTTATCTTTATACTCAGCAGGAACCACTTCTTCATCTACCTCGATAGCATCTATATCTTTGCTAGCTTGATGTTTAACTAACTCCTTATATATGTTCCCGCATCCTACAGATGGCTCTAAAAATCTACTCCCAGGGGGCATATCCTCAACTAATGACAACATTAATTCAACCGTACCTTTAGGTGTCCAGTGCTGTCCCAGATCTCCTCTTTTTTGATTATTGTTCTTCATTTTCTCTCTTCCCCCTAAACAACAGATTTACCTATATATTTTAAAGCTAATAAGATCCAGTAGATCCAAATCCGCCTTCGCCTCTTTCAGTATCGGCGCTATACAATTCTCCCTCAGGCACCTCTTCAATACTACAGTGAGAAACCGGAACTAGCAAAAACTGAACTAACTTATCACCAGGTTTAATTGTCACTCCGCGGTTAGAGCAATTAATCAAATGCAAATGGATCTCGCCCTGATAATCCGAGTCAACTACTGCGGCGCCTACCATGAGACCCTTTTTTAATGCAACACCGCTCTTATTCATTGCTATCAATGCATATCCCTCAGGTACGTTTGCTTTAATCCCAGATGGAATAAAATATCTCTCGTATGGTTCTATGTTACACAAATTGGATGGAAAACTATCTGGAACATAAAAATCAATGCCGGCTGAACCTTCTGTTCCGCGGGTTGGTGTTTTAACGTCTCTAATCTTTGTTATTTTCATTTGAACATTTCCTATTATATTTTAAGTTCTTTAGTAATTTACTTGATTTTTTCTTTTGCCCTGTCAAACCGATCTTCGTTCCAAGAATGCGGAGTGGCTGCTTCGGCTTGTTTTTCGTTAATATAATTTTGCCACCCACCGATGTAGCTACATGCATCTAATAAGTTGTCTTCCTTAAAGTTGTAAGACTGTCTTGAAAACTTAAGAGCGATCATTGCGATATACATGTCGTCCGCGGACCAGATCCTACCCGACATCCCGCTAGCAATCTGTGCTGCCCTTTCCATCCCTTCGCTGAATGGGCCATATTGACGTTCTTTTTCTTCAGATCTTTCGTTTATAATTTCATTTGCTTTTTCTAATATATTAGACATACAATAAACCCTTTGTGTTTTTAGTAATTTGCTTGATTTCTTCTTTAGTCATATCATGGGTTGGAAGACTTATTTCGTTAATCGATTCAGATATAATATTATCACGAAGTTTATATTTGTTCAAATTTGGATACCCCGTCTCTTCTTTCTGTACAAAATAATTGTCTAAAACTTTATCCATCATTCTCCAATGCGCCTCATATACGTGGAATGATCCAGCAGTATGATAATATTTCCCTAACTTAAGCTTTTCTAAAGGCTCGCCGTCAATTTGACCGCTTTGTATATGATGATTATAATCATTCAACATCAATTGCTGAAACATACAGAATGTGAATACGTCATTACAAAACCCGAACACTGCATCGTTAGACCTCATATGCACTCCTAAATGAAGCTCATTATCTCTTATGAAAAAATGTACGTATTGTGTGCATGGATAGTCGTTGTCATTTTTACCTTTATGATAAGGCTGATTAATAGCAAGTGTTGCTCTTCTTGTATCCTTATCTTTAATAAGCTCCTTTAATGCCCATTTCCATTGATCGTCTAACAAGTATGTTCCGTAATTTGACTCGCACTCGCCGAAATCATCTTGAATTTTAAGCCATATGTTTGCTAACTTCCCTATATTATTCACGCTTCTATTCTTACTTAGATACCAAAGCCATTCTGCTATAGCATAATCAGGATTGAACTTACGTCCAGGTACGTCGATAGACATTGCAGTTGGATCATCGATGCACAACGAATAGAACAACACTTCTCTTTGTGCTGTTCCGCGACTATGGACTAACGAGCCATGCTCTTGCATATGCTTTAAAGACATAACAAATGCCTCGTTCAAAGTTTTGTATATATTCATAATTTCCTCACGCTATATTATATAATAATTTTTCGATATATACAAGTTTATTCTGAAAATATTTCAAACCTAGACCACCTAGAACTTTTGCCAAATGGATTTTCTGTAACCTCTGCAACGCAAACGGTATATGGCTCAATATGATCGATCCCGTTCCATGACCAAACGTTCATCCATTCTTGATGACCATTCTGTCCCATCACCTTTAATCGCAAATACTGCTTCCCGTTCTTTGTCATTCTCGCAGTCTGCGAAACCACGATAAACCAATAGAAATACTTTCCGGAATATTCGTCTAATGGCAACCAACCCTCTTGCTTAAATCGATTAATGTGCGATTGAGGTACGATCTTTTCAACTGATACTGATCCTAACAAATCCATATCGTTTTTAATGATCTCCATCCTGTTCCACTCACCAGCTCCAACTGTCTCCTCAACAGCCTGATTAAATAAATCCCTGCCTTCAAATGGGTTTTTCTTAAGCGACTTTTTAAGCTTAGACCAATTTGGAATTATTGCTTCATAAGCGTGCTTATAACTTTCAAACATCTTATTAGTACCGACTATTTCCATGGAATCTAATGCTTTGATTCGAATCAAACTATCGACGGCTTTCTTGTTAAACTTTGAAAGCTTCCATTTCCCGTTATCTTTCCAAAACATATCGTAAATTGACTTATAAGGACGGTTAGATATAATTTCATCAATTGCAGTATCGCCAATCCCGTTGCACGAGCTAAATGACGGCATAAACTTTTTACCTTCTAAAATTGTCCAATTCTTCTCAGCATAGTTAATATCAATCGGCACAATCTCATACCCTAAAGCCTGCACTTCCGAAAATGCTTTACCTCTTTTCTTAGGGTTACCTTCCATCGACTCGAGGTATGCGCATAACCACTCTTCTTCGTAGTACGTCATTAACCACGCGCAGTAATAAGAATTAACCGCATATGCTACAGCATGCGACTTATTAAACCCATATGATGCAAACATCATAATATCGTCAAATAACTTTTTGGCTATTTGAGGCTTAACACCGTTCTCGATACATCCGCCGACAAACTTGTCTTCTAACGCCTTTGCTTTTACTAAAGCGTCTGCTGACGACCCCTGTGGCTTCATCATTTTTCTTACTGCGTTACATTCAATTTTAGGAATTCCCGCAACCCGATTAGCAAGTTCCATTACCTGCTCCTGAAAAATGATACACCCGGAAGTTTCAAGCAAAATTTCCTCAATCAAAGGATGACCATATTGTGCTTCATAATTTCTCTTATTCCGCAAATACAACCGATCAACGTTTGCCCCCAATGGACCTGGCCTGTAGATCGATGTCAGCGTTGCGATATCGACGATTGAACACGGTTTGGCTTTTTTAAACAACTGTTGAGCGCCGGCGTTCGTGACCTGAAAGATACCAGCCCAACGACCTTTATGATAGATACTTTTATAAACATGCTGATCATCTAAGTCGATAACTCCATCCGCCATGTTCTGATCGAACCAATACTTGATCTGACCGAACGAAACCTCTTTATACCCTTTTTCCCTTCGCAAAATCAAATCGATTGTGCGTTCAATAATCCTAAGTGTTTCAAGCCCGAGCAAATCGAACTTTATCCACCCAAAATGCTCGAGATGTTTAAATGATGCCCCTTCAACCCACGGTGTCTGCATTTCGCCTCTTGCCTGGATCAATGGCATTCGCTCAGCTATATTCTCAGAAATAATAACCCCGCCAGCATGACGACCCAAAGATTTGTTCTGCTTGAATAAAACGTCAATAGGTTCTGCGATCTCCGGATGCTCAGATATAAACTGCTCAAACTTTACAGAATATTTCATTGCCCATTCTAATGTTGGCACCAACGGCCCGTTAAGCTCAATGCCGTCATGTCTCAACCCCTGCTTCACATCTGCGTCTAAAGTGGCCAATGCCTTGTTAACCTCTTTATACTCAATCCCATAAAACTTTGATATATCCTTTACAAGCGATTTAAGCTTAAAAGTATTATAATTAGAAATTGGAATAACGTTTTCATCACCGAACTTATCCCTCATCAAGTGCATCAACTGATCTCTATCGCCGACGTCTGTATCGATATCAGGCATATCTGATCGATCAGCGGATAAGAATCTTTCGAATAAAAGGCTGTATTTAAGAGGATCAATATCTGTAATGCCTAAAACAAAATTAACCACAGATCCAGCACCGGAGTTATGAACGCCGATTCCTTCTACGTTATATGTATGAGATGAATTAACCGAAAGATCGATGACCTTTCCAGTATATTGTTTCCGAGTTGATCTAACTAGTCTTGATTCATTGTTCCTTACATCAACGATATCGTCTTCATCGACTAAACGCTGAGCTTCTACCCATCCCCGATTATGTGTAAGGAACTTGTGATCCAAAGTACACGTAACAGTTCTTCCATCGTCAAACTCGAGTTCTATAACCTCTTCATCAATCTCATATTCGAATTTGTCTAATACTAGCTGCGACTTGCCATAAGCATCTATTACTTCCTCACCGACTTGAATCGTCTGAAGTGATGAATACATTCCATCAGCCATCAATACTCTTGTCTCTGGAAGGAAACATCCACGACCGCCTCCTACAAACATATGCTTTCTTGCCAAATCGATAATCGCCTTTGTAGTTAAAAAATATTCTGAAAACTCTTTATCTTTAATAACCCGCAACTCGTACTTCAACTGATTTAAATACTCACTAGCGTTTTCAACTTTATGAAGCTTCTTTTTAACTAATCCCGCCTTACATGCGTCGATCAATGCCTCGTCAGCCGTTTTGTTCTTTGGAATAGTATACGAAGGAAGCTTACGAGAACAATCAGGCCTAACTTCTCCGATCATTTCGTGCGCTACATCGTGCGTTCTCTCGATCGCATCAAACACCTCGTTATCGTTATAAAACTTCATCCCCTTTGTTGTATCATTATAAGAATTCCACACCTGCTCAGCGTTCTTAGGATACAATTCGCATTTAAGATCATCAAGAGTCTTTGGCAAAGAATCCGGATTAAACTCTTTATGATTCATCCATCCTAACTTTCTATAAAGTTCTCTTTCACGCCAATGATCAGGCTGAGAATAGTGAGAATCACATGTAACGATTAATTTATCTGTTAAACTATTCTCACGTGCGAACTCGATCAATGCCCGATTAACTAAATGCTGAGCTGGAAGCTTGTTAAACTGTAATTCTAACATCACTGCATCACGGCCAACCGAATCTACAAGATGATCGTACGCGTTTCCAACGTTAGTAAGCACTGTTCTTCGAAGAGAATCGCTATCTAAAAGACTAGCGTTCAAATCATCAAACTCTACTCCCTGTATTTGTTTAAACACTTCATAACTCAATGGTCCTCCTAAACAATTATGAACTAGTAGACCGTTAGCATAGAAATTATGATTACCTTCTACTGTGATATCATATACGTCTTCTGTATCATCTAAAATTTCTATAGAAGTTATTGCTACAAAATTCTGTGTGTTTAACAACTTTAAGTGTTTATTTCCAATTAACTCTCGTGCTTCAACCCAGCCTTCGTTTGTATATACTTTATGATCCGGCGTGCATGTTATTGACTTTCCATCTGCAGTTGTGATTTTCATAAGCTTAGCGTCTTTTCTTGTCATATCCCCCCAAAGAACCGACTTGAATTCTTGCTTGCCGGAGGTTTCGTTGAAAGACGATATTTTGACTGCTTCTCCTTTTCTATATCTCTCAATCACAGTTAATAACGTTTGTACTCCTTCGTCAGTAACGACCTCGGTATCTGCCGTCAGACAAGCCGTCGAGACCATCAGATGGCCACCCTTCGCGGCCTCCTTAATCATCTTATAATCTACACGTGGGAACCTGTAGAACCCTTCTTGGTACCCTCTAGATACTAAGTGGAACAATCGCTGCAGCCCAATTGAGGTTCTAGGAAGTACGACTAAATGGTGACGTCTTTTAACTGGATCAAAAAACTTTCCAGACTTAGACTCTTCCTCGTTTTCAACCGTCAACCCGGCTTCTTCTGTGCCCATATCAATTATTTCGTCATCACCATCAGTAATAGCGAAAATCGGCGAAGCGATATCAGCCTTAAGCCTTTCTAACCTTTCTACCTCAGATTGATTACCCTTCTTTTTAGCTCGAGCAAGCTTATGCTCTATTTGCCACATGTTCAAATCCGGATGTACGTACATCTCGCAACCAGGAATAAACTTAAAATTTGCACCAGCTTTATTAAGCTTCTCTGCATGAAGCCAAGCATGAGCGAAAGAATTCATATGACCATGATTTGTTAAAGCAAAAGCAGACATACCGTTAGATCTAACGAAATCGATATGCTCCTGTGGATAATCTAATCCGTCGAATGTAGATTATTATGAGAAGCCATCATGCGCATGTAACCCAACGAAACGTTGGGGCACCTTGATCGCACGAGACTTCTCGGATCCTTTGTAGTTCATGATGAACTCCTGTTGAGGTTGTTTTTATTATTTTTGTAAGTATTCTTCTATAACATTATAGTTCGTTTTGTCTATTTTTACAAGAGATAATTCAGGATAATTTTCTTCAAACAACGAGCATTTGAGGATACTTTTATCATCCCAATATCCTTTCACTTCTACCCATTCATCAGTTTTTGGTAAGTAGAAATCAGGCGTATAATTTAATGTTTCTGTCAACGCAAATGTCTTTGGCTCGTATACCCATTCAATGCCATTAGCATTTAAAAATCTAGCATACTGCGCTTCCCATTCAGATCTGAAGTATTGGCCAACATCCTCTCGGTATCCTCCTCTTCCACGTGTATACAAAGATCCTGGATTTTCACGAACCCGCTTAGCTGCAGCTATACTCATGTTTTTTCTTGCTTTATCGGAAAGAGGTTTCCCTTTCTTCATTTCACTAATTCTCTGCTTTCCTTTTTCTGTTTTTGTCCAATGTGCATCGCCTCTATTAAGCTTTCCATTCTGCCAGTTCTCTTTCATTCGAGAAGACGCCATCATCCTTTGCTCTGGCTCGTTGCAGTTTTTCCATCCCCCTTCGCGGATTTGTTTTTCACTTCTGTTTTTGCGCCACTCATCTGAATGATATATGCCGTTGCTATTTTTCATTCGTGACTCGACCATCTTTGCGCCGACGCATGGTTTACACGTTATAACCTGTTTCTTTTTCGAAGTATCTTGAAACGTCTCTCCGCATCTGTTACACTGTTTGTCGACAGGTGCGTGCCGTTTTCGTCTCGTCTCTTGTCTCAAGATATACGAACACTTCTTTGAGCAAGTTTTGTAATTTCGCTTCTTGTATTCTTTTTCGAATTTTGCATCGCAGATGACACAAGTTAGTTGTACATATGTCGGCATTGTTATTTACGCGATTGGAGTTGATGCTTGATCATAGAAATGTAAATAACACCTGAAAAACAAATGATTGTCACTAATTGCTTGATGACTTTCCTTGTAGTCCGAGTACGCGGTTGATCTGTTTTGTCGTTAGTAGTAGAATCGCTTGTGGATTCACTTTCCCAAGGTTGCATGGATATCTCCTTTGAGCTGGTTTATATATATAATTTAACCTGCTGGAGCTACTTCTACACAGAATTCTAAATTCTAAATTCTAAAATTTGGAATTTTATTTCATCTCGTGTTCTGTTAATAAAACTATAAGTTCTTCTTTCGACACTGGTTTAATCTTATTAATCAAACAAAGTCTAATAACCAGCAGAACCCTTGTCTCTATCGTATCCCAACTTATTCCCCAACTCCAGGAGACACTATCTTGGATTTTTGTTATTTTCAATGAATTGGTGTTATAAAATCGGTTCAATATTGTAATCTGCTTGGCAGCAGTAATTTTCTGTGTATACTCATCTACTATAGCGCCGGCGTAGATTAATTCATTATACTCTTCTTTTGCATATGCATCCATTGCGGCTTGTAATGATTCTGCCCTATACAACCGCTCCTCTGGAGTTAATACACTACTTACGATCTTGTCTGGATGACATTTTTTCATTATTTTTCTATATAAATCTTTTGCCCATGGAGGAGCTGGAACACTCTTAGCGTCCTTACAGCTCTCTTCCTGCTTGCCATTATCAGAATTACCGTCTCCCTGAGATGATTCGTTATTCTCATTTGGATCTGTTAGCATTATTTCTGATCCTGCGTCGGCTGCAGCGGAGGCTTTCGCCTCCGCAACCTGCAAATCTTTTATTTTTTTTAAAAACCCTTCTAGATCACAAGCGTAATTAATATTAATGCTTTGCATGTTAGAAGACATATCAAAAGCGTTTCTAACCATTAATGCTGCGTCTTTAATTCTTTTTTGTTGCTTGTAATTCATTAAGAGTCCTTTGGGAAAAGATTATGAAAACAAACTAATCTGCTCCAAACCGTCGTTAATTTCTGGATTGTTGTTTTCAACTGCCTCAGCAGCTTCTTTAAGCATTTTTTCAATGTTCCCATCGAATATTGATAAGTATTCTTTTGTGACATTAATTGTGCCGTTGTTTTCTTCTAATTCTAATTGTCTCAAATGATCTACAACATCGGTACCTGTAAGGATAGCGATTTGTACGCACTTTGCAATTTGTGAAATAGTAGTATCTGATAGTTTTAGTGTTGTTGTCGTCGTTGTCATTGAATTATTCCTTTTCGAATGTTGATAGAAGGGGATACCCCAGAGATCTAAAGAATTGTACCGCAGTTTTACATTTTGTTTCAGCAATTTCTTTAGAATATGGTCCACCAGCGACTTCTCGTCCTTTTCTGTGTACTGACTCCATAATCACGATTGCCTTTGCGATTGGATGATGAAATATCTCTATTAAAGAAAGTGTCACTAAATCCATTGGAGTGAAATCATCGTTATGGTATATCACTTTGTATTTTGACGGTACTTGTGATTCGTTCTTGGTTTCTTGTTTATCCAACAAATCAACGCCGTCGCCTGAATTAGGACTTTTATTGTTCTTTTTTTGAGACATTAACAACTCATCTAAATTATGTGGAAAATTCTAATACTAATAAAAACTATCGACATTAACACTGTCTCGAGCATGTAAAGATAAGAAAAAAGACTATATAAACTAAAATTCATTTTTGAACCTCAGGTACCCAGAATGTTGATCGCTTATCGTCTGTTTGATCTTTAACTATTTTTAAACCATCCGGATCAAACTTTTGTGAATATACTAGAAACCTCCTACTCGTGCCATCTTCTGGAACGTAACCAGGGTATGCTCGTAATGTTATACCTCCAGTCTTGTAAGACTCTCGCATTATGCTTTTTATAGAACGGTTTAAAACAGCCAATTCACCGTCGCCAATTGAAGCGACCTTTCTATGAGGATCGATTTTAGCTAACCACAATGATTCAGACTTGATATAATTTCCAACCCCAGCAACAACAGTTTGATCCATTAATGCTTTTGTGATTCCCCACTTTGGCTTGGTTCGAATATTCTCAATAAATACTTGATCAGATACATCCTCTGCTAAAAGATCCGGACCGAAACTTTTTAATTTATTAATTAAATTTTGCTTGCCGACTACAATTTTAATAGTACCAAAATTTCTTTGATCGTTATAATATACCTTTAATCCAGACTGAAACTCGAAAACTAGCCTGGCATGCTTCCCCTCGCTAGTACTCCATGAACCGGTCATTCCTAATGTAGAATATATAAATGTTTCATTCGAACACAACCAGTAACAAAATTTACCGTGTACCCCTGCGCCAATAACTTTAATTGGCAATCGTACTTCTAACTCTTGCCAATCAGAAGGCAGCTTCTTAACATATCTTCCACTCAAAATTTTAGCTGATATTAAGACTTGCCCTGAAATATCAGCTGCTAGTGATTGTGTTATTTTTCTTACTTCTGGCGATTCTGGAATATCAGCCTCCATACTCTTATACGTTATCGTTTATATAAATCACTATACTAAGATAATAAAATATTTATAAATTATATTATGTGCCGTTTAAAACATTTTAAAACAAAACAGATACGAGAGAATCCTAACTCTTAGAAAGGGTATTTTAATGGCTTTTAAAACTGCCATAATTTAAATAATTATAGATGTCCAGAATCACTCTACGCATTAATATGTTTTTTATATAAGTTTTAAAAGTGCCAACGCGAGCCCCATTGCAAACTGTACAACCATAAAGATTGTTACTGCTTTGGTTCGAAATAATCTTAATTCGACTACTGCGTCGTTCAATTCTTTTAACTGAATTGGTGAAGCCACGTCGTCAATTCTTTGCTTCCATTGCACAAGATCATGAACCTTATCTTCCTTTGCTTTCATTCCTGCTAACTCAGTCCTCACGGATTCGAGTTGCGATTGCAATGAATTCATTCCAATTGCTAAAGTTTCTAATTCTTTTAAAACTAGTTTTGAATATTCAGCCCAACCATTTTCGGTACCGGTCATATTTGGTCTCCATAAAGTTTTGGTGAGACTCTCCTTAACATTTCTAAACTACGAACTTTATACAATTATGTACATGGATAAATATGCTCGTACAACAGAAATAAATTAAGTATTTTCACATCAAATATTATTCAGAAAAGTTAAAATTTGTTCCTCTGACATCCTGATATGCTTCCATCATTACAGGCCACAACTGCAATGCAATCTGACCGAATGCTTTGGCAACTTGCTGAATTTCCCACTGTGCGCCGTCATGAGTACGTAATTCAATAAACTTTAAAAGATTACTTGCGTTAACAGAAGCAACATATTCCGTGTATAAGTTTTGAGGAAGTACTCCCCTAGCTTGCTCTCGACATACTCCTTTTTCCATCAAACTATTATATAAAACAACAGACTGATAATGATGATTTTTAACAACTGACGTTGCATGATTGGGCCCGCCATCTTCGAAATAGCCCATGATTGGATCTAGCTCGTCATGATTTGAAGCTTGCCGATTAGACTTGCTTTGGGTTCGAAATGTTTTAGGTTCATAGAATTCAAGATTTTCAGCTGTGTATCTTCGAGATATGGCATTATAGCTCCATGTACGGTGTCTCATATGCTGTTGAGCGATATATAGAGGTACTTTGATTCGAAAGGTGACTGAATTATGTTCCATAGTAGAGGTATGCTTATGCTTGATAAGATATTTAATAAGCTTCTTATCTTTGGCATCTAATGTCTCCTTGTGTTTACCAAAACTAACG